CAGCGGGTCATTGTTGAAGTCCATGCCGACATAAAGCGGCAGTCTGGGGTCGTCTTCAACTGTAGAATCGACATTGAGCATCGAAAAACACGATGCGACAAGGCCGGTGTTGGAGAGTATTTTGGCTTCATATTCGCGCTCAAACACCTCTGGCGCAAGCGTGCGCTTTGCTTCCTCAATTTCAGATAGCGGAATGTTCCCGCCTTGCAATGACGTGTATTCGTAGATCGTCCATTGCAGCGGATCTAAGCGTTCGAGGCCGGGATCGGCCATGTCAGCATGTTTGAGCAATAACACCAACTCGTAAAACCATCCGGCGGTTCCTTCAGGCGATGGTGTAGTGGTGAATAATGCCCAGCCGCCACGGTCTGACAATGCGGGGCGAATAACAGAGCGCCATGTGTATTCGGTCTGAAACGCGCATTCGTCAAGCACCACGCCTGATAGCGCAGGGCCGCGCAATGCGTCGGGGTCTTCGGAACCCTTGAGGTAAATGCTGCTGCCGTTGATTAGCGTGATCTTCAGGTTCGACTCGTTCTTTTTCCGTATCCAGCGCTCGGGGATGATGCGTTTGTATGTGTCCCAGGCAATATCTTTCGCCATGCGATATGTCGGCGCGACGTAGTAATACTCCCCAGTGCGTTCTGCCGCACCGCGCAGCAGCTCGACACCCCCGAGCACCGTCTTTCCGCCCCGCCGGCCCGCCAGAACGACGCGAAAGCGGCGCCGATCACGGAAGATCATCCCTTGCATGGGCCGCAGTGACACCGCGTTCCTGCCGGCCAGGAAGTCACCGCTCTGGCGTAGCTGCGCTGGGGCTGCGGCTGCGGCTACCACGAAATCATGTTGATATTGCCCGCTGACTGTAGCGCAGGCTAGAGTGAGGCAACATGCCCTGAAAACGTGTCGATCACCAAAGTACGGCTGACAAACGCCTTCTATAGCGACAAGGACAGCCCGTTTTATCTTGATCGGCTTGTGCTGCAGATGCGTGATCGCTGGGAGATCATGCACGCTGTTATCAATGGGACAGAATATCTACACGAACATGCTGCGCTGTATCTACCGAGAGAGCCCAGGGAGGAAGAGGATTCGTGGAAAGCTCGCGTTAATCGCTCGGTGCTGACACCGTTCACAAAGCGCCTGATCAGTAACGCTGCGGGCATGGTGCTCAGGAGGCCGATACATCTTGAGGGTGGTGATCCCTGGTGGAATGAAACGTTCCGCAAGAATGTCGATGGCGATGGTACATCGCTGGATCAGTTTGCGAAGAAACGGCTTGAGGTGGCGCTGTCGTATGGCATCGCTTACATGATGGTCGATGCACCGGCAAACAATGCAGAAAGTGCTGCGGATGAACTGCAGGAGGGCGAGAAGCTGCGTCCGTATTTTGTGCAAATCGACCCGTGGCAGGTGCTTGGTTGGCGGCGCGAAAGCGATGACCCCGGCAGCAGGCTGACGATGTTCAGGTATCAGGAGGAAATGAAAACAGATGATGGCATTTATGGCGAAGAATGGAAAATGGTTGCGCGGGTGATTCGCCCCGGCAGCTTTACCGTGCATGACAACGAAAACAACGCCCCGATCAAGTCGGGCACATTTGATCTCGATTACGTTCCCGTGATTGGCATTTACGGCGAACGTGAGGGCTTTTTGGTTGGCACGCCACCGCTCGCAGATGTGGGCCGGCTTAATGTGACACATTTTCAGCGCATGGCAGACTTGCTGCACTCGCTGCACATTGCTGCCATTGGCCTGCTGGTGCTGGAGGATTATGACGGCGAGGAAGGCGTCGTGGGGTTGAGTTATGCCATCAAGATGACAACAGGCAGCAAGGCGTACTGGGTGCAGTGTGACGCCGGCTCATTTGATGCGCAGGCTAATGCGCTGGAGCGGCTGGAAAATCAAATGTCGCATTTGGGCGTTACAAAGCTGCTTGGGCAGAAGTTCGTGGCAGAAAGTGCTGACGCGAAGCGCATTGATCAGCAGCAGGCCAATAGCGTGCTGGCGACCGTCTCGCTGGAGCTTGAAAATGCGCTAAACGAGGGCTTCCGCATTGCCGGCGAATACATGGGGCTGGAGCCGCCGAAAGTTGTTATCGACAAAGACTTTGACTTCTATCGTCTGCTTGGTCAAGACGTGAGCGTGCTAGGCGAGCTGCACAGACAAGGGCAGGTCAGTACAAATCTCTTCCACTTGATCATGCGTCATGGTGAGTGGATTCCGCCGGAGGTTGATCTAGCTGACGAAGCGACGGAGATCCAGCGGCTGCAAAAGGAGAAGCAGGATGCTATGATGGAGGCTGCTAGAGTGCAAAATGCAACAACTCCAAGCGCGTCAGCGGCTCTTAATACTAATCGAGCAGCAGGCGCTTAGTGTTTATGATGCGCTCATAAAAAAGTCGCTCCCCGTACCGCAAGCGCGATATGGGGAGCGACGATTGAATGCAAGGCTCAAGCCGGTTGAGCGTGACGCCAGGACTTAAACTTTTCGTCCGGCCCTTTCTTGACCGTCCGCATTTCCGCGATCTCCTGCTCGCCATCGTCGTGGATGGTCTTTTCGACCACAAGCGAGCCGATGCTGATGCGCTCGACCACAGGGCCGGTCACTTCCATCGAGTCATCTTCAGGCTCGGGCGCAGGTGCGGGCGCGGGGGCAGCAGGCTTTACGGTCTGCGGTGCAGCGGGGCGCGTTGCGCCTTTGGGATCAGCAGTTGCCATTGGTGCTTTCGGGCGGTTGCACGCTACACTATAGCGCATCCATCAATCGCGCCATGACGCTCACTCCCGAACAGATCGCAGAACTGCAAGCCAAGGCTGCCGAGGCTGATGAACTCAAGCAGCGGCTTGCTGCGGTCGATGGCAAAAAGGGCGAAGTGCTTGACGAAAAGAAAAAATTGCAGCAGGAGCTGCAGGAGCTGAAGGACAAGGAGGCCGCTCGCCAGCAGAAGGAAATGGAGGAACAGGGCAAGCTGGCAGAACTGCTGGAGCAAACCCGCAAGAATAATGAAGAGCTGCAGAAGCAGCTGCAGGAGAAGGATCAGGCCATTTCAGACGCCGAGCAAAAGCGCATTGATGATCGCGTGCGCTCTGATTTCATGTCGGCTGTTGCTGCTGACGTGTTCAACGCCGAACACACCTGGGATCTGTTCAAGAGCAGCGCACAGGACCGCGACGGCAAGACCATCGTGGTCTACAAGGGCGCCGAGATCAGCCCTGCCGAGCTGCCCGCCAAGCTGCGCACCGACACCAGCTACGCCTACCTCTGCCGGCCCGCCAAGAAAGGCGGCATGGGCGCTCCCACGGGTGCCCCCGGCGGCCCCGCTGAGGCCACCACCAACCCCTACATCGCCGGCAACGTGACAGCGCAGATTGCGTTGCAGATTGAAAACCCCGAGGAGGCTGCTAGGCTTCAAGCCGAAGCGCGTGCTGCCCGTGCAGCCGCCAAGAAATAGGCAGGGTGAGGCTGCGCTGATCCCGCCACTGAATCATCGCTGCGCGATGGTTTCGGCCTGCGGCCACAACGCACACCCCGCTTTTTCCTCCAATGGCCTGGTACGGCAATTACGGCGGAACGTTTGCTGGTGATGTTGCGAGCCTCACCCGGCTGGCAACCTCCGCACCGTTCGCGCAATACCTGCAGGAGCAAATCTTCCTGCAGTCCCGCATGATTCGTTCGGGCATCATGGCCCGCAACGAGGGTCTGGTGGCCACCACCGGCACCCGCATCGAAGCACCGTTCTTCGACCCCCTGGACCCCACCGAAGAGCGGATGGAGTCCAACAACACCTGGGGCGACGAAGGCGACGGACACTTCACCGTTCAAAAGATCACTGCCTCGACCCAGTACGCCACGATCACGCACCGGGGCTTTGCCTACGGCGTGGACAAGCTGAGCAAGCTGGCGATTGGCGAAGACCCAATGGCCGTGCTGTCGTCTCAGCTGGTGCCCGCGATTGACAAGCTGCGCACCCGCAAGCTGATCTCCCATCTGGAAGGTCTGCTCGGGACCAGCGGCCCGCTCAACGCGACCCACAACCTCGACATCACCGCCAACGTGGTGCCCGGTTCGCTGACTGAAGCGAACTACCTGACCGCCCCCGCCGTGGTCCGCGCCCGCTACCGCCTCAATGAGCGGCAGAGCGACATCACCACCATCGTGATGCACTCGCTGGTTGCTGCTTATCTGGAGCAGGTCGGGATGCTCACCTATGAGCCTGCTGGAGCTGTCGCCGCCATCGGCGCTGGCCTGCAGTTCGGTCGCGGTGGCGTGGGCGTCAGCAGCACGGCGATTGGCTACTTCGCCGGTCTGAACGTGATCGTTGACGAC